AAGGTATTGATGCTATACCAATTGATGAATTGTTAAGAGAGTTCGGCCCAATCGATCCAACCGGTCGTGAAGAAAGGGATGCAGATCTGGAACTGTCGGCTGTACTCGGTCTCGCCCAGCCGGCTGCCGACGATGAGCGCCGCGGCGCAGAGTTTGATATCGGCAACGACGACGCCGCGATGGGTTACGATGGCTCCGACTCTGCTCTTGGCGAAGAGGCGGCAAGAGAGAGAGCAAGAGAGAGAGCAGAAGAAGAGAGAGCAGAAGAAGAGAGGGTTGAAGAAGTGGGGGATCATGGCCACGTCGGCGACGCCCTCAACGCCGCGCTCGCCGGCCTAGCCGGCGCCTTTGCGGGCGGCGGCGACCCGGATGATTAGCGCAGAAGAAAGCTATTAAATTACTAGTTATTACAATAGTTGATAGGAAAATAATACATGCCCGGATTATCAATAAAGTTACCACTTCAGCGAGATAAAGAGGATGGGTATATACTAACGAAAACGTACAAGGAGATGATAGCTCAAAACTTAAAGCATTTAGTTTTAACAATTCCCGGCGAAAGAGTGATGGATCCGACTTTTGGTGTTGGGTTGAAAAAATATTTATTTGAGCTGAACTCTCCAAATACGCGTGGCGAAATAGAGGCGAAAATAAAACAGCAGGTTGAAAAATATATGCCGTTCATACGCATTAGGAATATTCGGTTTTCGAATAAAGAAAATCAGGTATTGCCTGAAGAGAACTTAAATTTCTTAGCTGTATCTGTTGAATATTATGTAAAGCCATTGGATTCTCAAGATGTTTTAGATATAAGTGTGTCACTACGCTAATTAATATGGTAGAGAGGAAGACATAAGTGCCAACAAAATCAAAAAGAAAGACTCCAATAAGATACACCAGTAGAGACTTCTCTTCTATTAAGACGGATCTTATTGATTACGCAAAGAGATATTATCCTGACACATTTAAGGATTTCAACGAAGCTTCTTTTGGGGCACTAATGCTTGATACTGTAGCATATGTTGGTGATATGTTATCATTTTATTTGGATTACCAAGTTAATGAATCATTCTTAGATACAGCCATTGAATATAACAATGTTATACGCCTGTGTCGACAGTCTGGATATAAATATAATGGTAGTCCCTCATCACAGGGCATATTATCTTTTTACGCACTGGTTCCTGCAACTGCTAATGGCCCAGATACTAGCTATTACCCCATTTTGCTACAAGGCAGTCAGTTTTCTTCCGAATCTGGTGCATCCTTCATATTAGCGGAGGATGTCGTGTTTGGAAAGTCAGGAGATCAATCTGTTGTTGCAAGAGTTGATAATGATACTGGTGAACCAACTTATTTTGCTATGAAGGCATATGGGAAGGCCGTCTCTGGCGAGATCCTCCGCGAAACGTTCAATATTGGTTCGTTTAAAAAGTTTAGAAAAGTTGCGATATCAAGCCCGGATGTTACCGAGATCGTGTCTGTTGTCGATTCAGAGGGTAAAGAGTACTTTGAGGTTGACTACTTGACACAGGATGTCGTATTCAAAGATTTCGTAAATCGTGGAGCAGACAAAAATACCGTCTCATCTATTATGAAGCCTGTCCCAGTCCCACGAAGGTTTACAGTTGAGAGGACTGATGAATCTGTATACCTACAATTTGGTTACGGTTCCGATGAACCCATCACTTCTGAAGCGGTAGTTGATCCATCAGAGATAACTCTTAAATTTCACGGGAAAGATTACACATCGGACATGGCCTTTGACCCGACAAACCTGATTGAAACCGACAAGCTAGGCGTCGGCCCATCCAACACTACCTTGATTGTTAAATATAGAACTAATAACGTCGGGAATACTAATGCAGCTGTTGATACAGTTACTGGGATCTCCAGCCTACGTCTTGAATTCGATGATCCAACAACTTTGAGCACAGCACAGAAGAATTATGTTATCGATACTTTAGAGGTTACGAATGAGGAGCCTATGGTTGGCGACGTTGAGATACCATCCGCAGAAGAAATAAAGATTAGGGCAGCCTCCATGTTTGCTTCACAAAAAAGAGCGGTTACCAAACAAGACTACATCTCATTAGTATATAATATGCCTCCCCACTTTGGCGGAGTGAAAAGGTGTAACGTGATTCAAGACAAAGATCCCTTAAAGAGGAATCTGAATTTATATGTCATATCAGAGGACGAAGAAAACATTTTAGTTGAAACAAATGACACGATCAAAAGCAACATAAAGACGTGGATAAGTCGCTATAAGATGGTGAATGACACGATTGACATTCTAGACGCCAAGGTTGTTAACTTGCAGATTAATTTTTCAATCTTGGGCGAGGCAGATCAAAACCGGTTTGATTTATTAAGTGAAGCCGTAACTGCCATTAAAGAAAAGTTTTCTGTCATGCCCGATTTGGGGGAACCTCTATATCTCACAGATGTACACGAAGCTCTTCGAACGGTCCCGGGCATATTAGATGTACTCAAGGTGGATGTGTCAGCGGCCACCGGGGATGCCTATTCAGACACAGGATTCAATGTTAGGGCACACATGTCGCCTGACAACCGGTTCTTGTCTTTCCCGGCAAACTTTATATGGGAGATAAGATTTCCAGACATTGATATTAGAGGTACTATACGCTAATGGCTATCAAACGTTATCTTGCGGATTTGGATACTACAATAACCGATGCATTTAAATCTGATCTAACCACCCGCGGCACTGGTTCCAATATGGGCGCGTCAGACATATTAGAAACATTTTCCATTTACGCTCAAGCTACCACTTCTTCATTAGAGAGATCTCGGGTGCTGACTAGATTTCCGATTGATACGATCGCCACAGACAGAACCAATTCCGATATTCCCGCTAGCGGCAGTGTGAATTTTTATTTACGCTTGTACAACGCCCCACACGGGCAAACCCTCCCTCGCAGCTTTACTTTGACTGTAGCTCCCGTTTCTCGTTCATGGGATGAGGGCCACGGACTAGACATGGAGGAGTATACGGATCTAACTCATGACAAAACTGGATCCAACTGGATCAATGCCGCCTTCGGTGTCACATGGACTGCCGAGGGCGGAGATTACCATACTGGATCCCGATATGATGTATCTTTTGATAGAGGTACAGAAGACATAGAGGTTGATATTAGCAGTTTGGTTGAACAATGGATCACAGGCTCGGCTTCTGGTGGTTATGATAACTATGGTGTTGGAATATTTCTAACAGCCAGTCAGGAATCCGGATCCAATAGAACTTACTACACTAAAAAGTTCTTTTCAAGAACTAGTGAATTCTTCTTCAAGAGACCGACTTTAGAAGCAAGATGGGATTCTTCGGAAAAAGACAATAGGAACAACTTTTATTACAGCAGTTCGTTAGCCCCTGCTGCCGATAACCTGAATACATTGTATCTGTATAACTATGTTAGAGGACAGCTTAAAAATATTCCATCTATCGGAAAAAACAACATATACGTAGACTTATATTCAGGTTCTGCTGGCGTCCCTTCAAATAAGTTAAAGATGTCCCCCGGGGGCGGTGTTTCTGCATTAGGCTCTGTGTCAACCGGATCATGGGTTTCTGCAGGTATATATTCTGCGTCTGTTAGCATCACAGCTGCGGCAACGCCTCTCACGACATTACATGATGTTTGGCATAACGGTTCTACAACAACACAATTCTTTACTGGGACAATAACGCCTGTATCATTTTCAGTGTCTATGAACAACCCGAACCCATCATATGTTTCGGCGATAACAAATCTTAGGAGCACATACGACACCAATGAGACGTCTGCGAGGATCAGACTGTATACTAGATTGAGGAATTGGAATCCGAACATTTATACGGTTGCCTCTACAAACATTGAGACCAGTATCGTGGAAGACACTTATTATAAGGTTTTCAGGATTGCAGATGATTTAGAAGTTATTAAATACGGTACCGGTAGTTTAAACGAGACTCGACTCTCTTATGACAAAGATGGCAGCTATTTTGATTTAGATATGTCGCTGTTAGAGCCCGGGTACGCCTATGGTCTCAAATTTGTTTATTATATCAATAAC